CGTCGCTGTCGAAGCGTTCCGCGCGGCGGCGACGGGACGGCTGCCCGACGCTGCGGCCATTGAGACGGCGCTGGAAGCGCTCGACCTGTCGCGGTTCGTGAACGACCGGGGCGAGATCGACCGCGACGCTATCGCGCGGCTCGTCGAGAAGCTCGCGCCGCCCGCGCCGTCAGGCCCGCGCATCCCCGCAGGCTCGCACGGCGGCGGGCCGTCGCCCGATGGCGACTTCCTGCGGAACGTGCTGCGCGGCGGGCGCGCGTAACGACTCGCGCTCGACGAGCTGCGCGCGGCTCTGTGCGCGGCGCTGCGCGGCGAACGGCGGCGCGCTCGTGCGACGAGCTGCGCGCGATCTCGCGCCGCTCAGCGTTGCTCTCAGCGCTTCGCGGTCGTAGCCTGTCCCCGATGCCCGTGCAGCGGGACGCGGCGGGCAGCCCGGTAGCCGAATCCGGGCGCGAGCGATGGCGGGACGCCTAGGCCCCGCGCTGGTGCAGCGAGACGCGGCCAGCGCCAGGTAGCGCGGAAAGCGGCGCGACGATCCCTCTCGCGCAAAGGACTTTCCGTTATGGCTCTCGGCGACTTCAGCGGTGTTATCCCCGCTGAGTACAGCACGGCAATTCTTCAGCAGGCGATGCGGCAGTCGGCCGCGCTTCAGCTATGCCAGAAGATCCCAATGGGCACCAACGTAAGTTCGATGCCCGTACCCAAGACCCTGCCCACCGCGTCGTGGGTGTCGTCGGCGGGCTCGGGCCGCAAGCCCTATACCGACGTTGGGCTGAAGCCCGCGACGCTCACCGCCGAAGAAGTCGCGGCGGTCGTGGCGATCCCGGACAAGATGATCGAGGACACGTCGATCAACCTGTGGGCCTATACCCGCCCGCTGCTCGCGCAGGCAATCGCGATGGCGCTCGACGGCGCGGTCCTGTTCGGGCAAGCCGCGCCCGCGACGTTCCCGGCTGGCGGCGTGCGCGGTCACGCGGCGGCGGTGAATGCGGGCAGCGACGCCGCCGACACGATTAACAAGACAATGGCGGCAGTCGAAGCGAACGGGATCGACCCGAACGGGATCGCCGCCAACCTTCCGGTGCGGTCCCGGCTCCGTGGGCTGCGCGCGACGACTGGCGAGCTGATCCTCGGCGTGCAGTCGCTTGGCGACTATTCGGTGCCGACGCTGTACGGCGTCCCCGCCGCCTATACCCCGTTCCAGGGCTCGGCTGGCGTCAACCCCGCCGACGTGATCGTCGGCAATTGGGATTGGGCCGTGCTCGGCGTGCGCCAGGACATTCGCTACCTGCTCGACCCGTCCGGTGTTATCGCGGACGCTTCCGGCGTGGTGCAGGTGTCGGGTTTCCAGGACAACGTGACCCCGCTCAAAGTTTGGGCCAGGTTCGGTTTCACCATCATTGACCCGGTGACCGTGCTCGTGCCCGCTGGGGCCAACGCATTCGCCAAGGCGGGAACGGCGGGCGCTTCCGGCGCAGCGCCGACTGCGGCTGAGGGCGAAGCGCCTGAGAGGTCCGCCAAGAAGTGAGCGCGCCCAGCTTCGAGGTCGAGGCAGTCATTGCGACCGGATATTGGGACACCCAATCCGGCTCGCCAGCGTCGGCACCGGGCACCGGGAAATACCGGACCGACAACTGGACTGCCCCGACCTTGGTTGCTGTCGCTGGCACCGATGCGAATGGCTACGACCGCCAGGCGGGAATGCTCGCCGCGCAGCCGGGCGACTTGATCTGGCAGCGCTCGCCCACCGATTCGCAGAACTACCAGCAATGGAGCATCACCGCCGTTACCGACATGACGACGTTTGTCCAGTTCGGCGTGTCGGTGACGGCGACCGGCGCGACATTCACCCCGCCCGGCTCTAACCAGCGGCGGCTATTGGAGCTGCTCTCGCAGACTGTGCCGCCCTCGGGCGAGCTGCCGCCATTGTGGTCACTATGGGCACCGCCTCTCGATCCGCCGACAGCGGGCGGGCTTCCCGCCGACGTGGCGCAGATCATCGCAGACGCGACGTGGGACGTTGACCCGCACCTGTGCGCCGCGCTTCAGTGGGAGGCATACGCTGCGCAGTTGCCGCCCGCGCCCGCTGTCGCGAGCGTCTCGACGGGCGCGCAGTCGGTGACGTACTCGCCGCCGATGCCGGGCGGCGACGCGGGAATGGCAATGGCCCGCGCCGCGTGGCATCGCTCGCTCATGGGCAATGGCGGCACGATTCCGCTCGACCTCGCGCCGCCGTCGCAGCCGAGCGTCCCCGGCAATCCGTGGGCCTATTACTACTCGTCCTGGTGGCCGGTCGCATGAGCCTGCTACTCGCGCCCGATCTCGTCGCCCTCTACGCGCCGCAGGGCGCAGACGGTCACGGATGGGCGCAGCTCGACGACAGCTCGCCCCCGGTATGGGAAGGGGCGGGCAATCTTCAGCGCTCGCCCGGAAGGGCCGACGCGCGAGCTGCGGACGCGGGCGGGCACGGTCCCGCCGATCCAGCGCATTCGCAGCTCGCGACGTTGTACCTGCCAATGGACGCGCCGGTTGCAGACGGCGCGGTCGTCGTGATCGGCGGGCAGCGCTTCGCCCTTTCCCAAGCGCGCAAGGTGACCGATCCCACGGGCTCGGGCTGGCTCGACTGCTGGGCGGCGACAGCAACGGGCGTCGATACCTACGGGGGCGCGTGATGCCCGGCGTTGAGTATCACGTCACCCACCCGGAGGCCCCGCGAATTGCCGCCGATCCTGGGATTGGCCACGCGGCCGACGCCATTCGCGACGACTGTGCGCAGCGCTCGCCCGTCGATACGGGGCGGCTTCGCGCGAGCTGGCAAGTCGTCGCGCACGGCGAGCCCGGTTACCGCGAAGTGATCAACACCGCGCCATATGCCCGGTTCGTCGAGTACGGCACCAAATACGACGAGGCGCAGCCAATGCTCGGCCCGGTCGTCGCGCAGTACCGGGGGGCGTCGTGACTTACCCCACGGTTGTGATGCCCGACGTTGAGGCTTGGGTGTGGGACAACATCGGCCAGCTTCCCGGCGTCACGTCGTTTATGTACGCGGCGGTTCACGGCTGGCCGCACTGGCTCGTCGCCTATTCGGTGCAGATCGACGCGCGCGCCAAGACCAAGCAGGCGGCGAGCAACGTCGCTGAGCAGGTGCGCCAGATCATCTGCGCGCTTCCCGGCGTCGCGTGGCCCGAGGGCGTCGTGTCGTACTGCCAGCCCGTCGAAGGCCCGTTCTGGAACCCCGACCCTGACGGCGGGCCGCGCTACTGCGCCCGTTACGAAATCCGCGCCCACCCGCTCCAAGTGGCCCCGTGATCCCGATGGTCGCGACTCGTGCCGCCTGGTCAATACGGAAGGGATGATCGAATGTCCACCGCTACCGCAGAACGTGCAGGCCCAACCCCGCAGGTCGCATGGGCACCCACGCTGACCGGCTCCGAGGTTCACGTCGGCACGCCCAATACTGGCGGCGGCTTGTGGGTCGCCCCAGCCGGGACGGCTTTGCCGACCGACTGCAAAACGGCGTTCACAACCCCGTGGCTCCCGCTGGGTTACATCGCGGAAGAAGGGCCAACGGTCGGGCAGAACGCGAGCCAGCAAGACCTGACGCCCTGGCAGTCAATCGCGCCCGTGCGCTCGGTGATCACCCAGCGCGCGGTAACGCTCCATTTCATTCTCTGGCAGGTCAACGTCCAGAGCCTCGGGATTTACTTCGACGCCGATCAGCCGGTGCCCTCGGTCACGGACGGGTCGTTCACGATGCCGGTTCGCGCCGACAAGGGCGGGCACCTGTATTCGTTCGCTATCGACTCGCTCGACGGTAACAACGTGATCCGCATTGGCATGACCCGCGCCAGCCTCACCGACGCGGGCGACATGGCGCTTTCCCGTGGCGCGACTGTGCCAATGGAATGCACCCTCACCGCCCAGGTGGATAACAACGTGCTTTGCACGATCATGGTCGGACCCGGCTCATGAGCCCTAGCCCAAACGGGCACCGGGGAAAGTTCGATCTCGACGCGGCGAGCGCTGCGGCCCTCGCTGAGTCGAAGCCGGTCCCGTTTCAGTTCACCTATAAGGGCAGCGATTACGAGGTTCCCGCTGCGGTGCTGTGGCCGCTGGAAGCCCAAGCGCTGATCGCTCAGGGCGAAATAGCCCAAGCGCTAACGATGCTGCTCGGCGCGGACAATTACGCGCAGCTCGTCGCCGCAGGGATGACAGTCGGTGAGCTGACGACCTTGTTTGAGGCCGTGGGCGAAGCCGCTGGGGTCGGCGGCCTGGGAAACTCGTCGCCGCCTGCGCCGGTCGTTTCGATCCCGACCTAGAGGCCGCAATGCTTTGCGCCTACGGGATCGACGTGCTCGACCCGCGCGTCACGGTGCGGCGGGTGTGGGTGCTCGCTCAGCGCTTGCCGCCGTGGGCTCGCGCGATGGGCGAGCCGTGGGGTGCTGAGTCCGACCTGCTCGCGCTCGTCTGCGATCACCTGGCGCAGCTCACCTGGGTAACGCTGAAGCTCGGCGGCGCTAAGAGCGTCGTCAGGCCGAAGCCGATCCCCCGCCCTAGTCGTGCCCGCGCGAACGCTGAGAGCCGCTCAGCGTCGCGCACAGAGCCGCACGGCGGCGGTTTCGCAGCGGTCGCCGCGCAGCTCTCAGCGCTGCCCGGCGTGGTGGTGAGCGATGGCGGCTGAATACGCAACCCTGAAAATCCCGGTCACCGCCGACACTCGCCCGCTGATCGAGCAGACCGCGAACGCCGCCAAGACTGCGGGCGAGAAGGCAAGCGCGACGATCTCGGGCCACATGGGCAAGGGGCTGTCACGATTCGCGCCCGTGGCGGGGAAGATCGGCAAGAGCGTCGCTGTCGGGCTCGGCGTCGCGACGACAGCCGTCGCCGCGTTCGGCGTTGAGGCATTCAAGGCCGCGAGCAAATTCGACGCGACACAGGCGAGCCTGCGCGCGCTGGGCAAGTCGAACCATGTCGCCTACGGCGAGATCGTCCGCAATGTTGACGCGCTGCGCCGACAGGGATTGGCAGCGAGCGACGCTCAGAAGCTCGTCGGCGACATGGTTCGCACGCACATTGACCTCTCCCACGCGACACAGCTCGGCACCATCGCGCAGAACGCCTCCATAGTCACGGGCAAGAGCGTCGCGACTACCGAAGTGGCGATAACCAAAGCCATCGCCAGCGGCAACGCCACCGCGCTAAAACGCGCCGGGGTCATGGTCGATTCCAAGACCGCCATCGACAAATACGCGGCGAGCGTTCACAAGCTGCCCGCCGACCTGACGCCCGCCGAGAAGTCGCAGGCCGTGCTCAACGCGACCCTAAAGGCGGGGAAGAATATCGCGGGCGCATGGGCCGCGCAGATCAAGACCCCAGCGGGCGCGCTGCGGGCGATGAAACTCGAAGCCGAGGAAGTCACCCTCACCATTGGGCAGAAGCTAACCCACGCCCTCGCGCCCGCCTTCACCGGGTTCGCCAAGCTCGGTCACTCGATCCAAGAAGCCATCGCACCGGGCGGCAAGTTCGCGCCCATCGTCAACGCCATCGGGGTTGCCGCCTCGCGCCTGGCCGCGCCGCTCGCAGGGCTGGGCGACAAGCTCGCCCACTTTATCGAGTCGGTGAAGCCATCGACGATCAACGCCATTGCCAACGCCATCAAGAATTTCGGTCCCGCCCTCGCCGGGGTCGGCGCTGGCGCTGCGATCTTCACCGGGGCGGGGCTCTTGCATGAGCTGCCCCTGCTCGGCCCCATGCTCGGGCACCTGCTCGGGCCGATCACGTCAGTGATCACGGACGTGTCCAAGCTAAAATCGGTGCTCGGTTTCCTGACTGGCCCGGTCGGAATCATCCTGACCATTTTCACAACCCTCATGGCTGTGTCGCCGCAATTCCGCGCCGCCGTGATGGGCCTGGTCGAATCGCTGATAAAAGCGCTGATGCCCGCCTTTATGGCAATCGTCGAAGCGCTGAAACCGCTCATGCCTTTGATCGCCCTGCTCGGCCGACTGCTGGGTCAAATTCTCGCGCCCGTGATTCAGGCCCTAACCCCGCTGCTCGTCTCGCTCATGCCCCTGGTCGTAATGCTCGCTCAGCTCTTGGGCCTCATTGTCAAGGTGGCCGTTGCGCTGCTCGGCCCGATCCTGCGCGTTTATGCCGCGTTCCAAAAGTGGTACGCGATGAAAATTCTCATTCCGATAGTCGGCGCGCTTGTCCACGCGCTGACATTCTTGGTCCACATAATCACCGAAGTGGTCCACTGGATATTCGGTCATTCGCCTGGGCTTATTCCAGCCTTTGAGGCGTTGCAGCATATCGTCACCACCGTTACCGGCGTGATCCGTTCCGTCGTCGTGAGCGGATTCAATGCGGTGAAGAATGCCATCGTTAACGCCTGGCGCTTTATCTCCCGCGAGAGCGTCGCCGCGTGGAACGCCATTAAGAATGCGGTGCTAACCGTCGTCCGCTTTATCGGCCGCCAGCTCACCAACAGTTTCGAGTTTTACAAAAACCTGGTCGTCGGCGCGTGGCGCTGGATCGTCCGAATCACGACGACGCTGTGGGCTGCCTGGGGCAATGTCATCCGTGGCGCGGTGCGAGCTGTGATCGGGTTCGTCCAGAACGCCATGAGCACGATACGCGGGATTTTCTCGCGCGGCTGGCAGGCCGTCGTCAACACCGTTAAGAACGTGATCGGCGGGCTCCGCTCGGCGGGCTCGTCTGCCGTTCACGCGCTGCTCAACGGGATCAGCTCAGCCATTAGCGGGGTCGGCTCGTGGATTAAGGCGCACGTCGTTGATCCCGTGGTGAACGCCGTTAAACACTTCTTCGGCATCCACAGCCCGTCGTCGGTGATGACCGACGTGGGCAAGAATGTCACCGCTGGGTTTATCAAAGGGATCGTCAGCCAGAACCCGCTCGCCGTTGCCAAGAGCGTTTTCGGCGGCATCCCGAGCGCCCTCGGCGCGCTCGTGACCAAGGGGATCGTCAGCATCGGCGCGCTGCCCGCCAAGGCCCTGTCCGCGCTGGGCAAGGTCGGCGGATTCCTGAAGGGCGCGCTTACCAAGATCGGCGGATTCTTCGGGCACGTTTTCGGCAGTGGCGGGGGCGGGGTCATGCAGTGGGCTCCGATCATGCGGGCGGTGCTCGCCCACTTCGGCATCCCGCAATTGTTCGACGTTTTCATGACGCAGATGCAGACCGAAAGCGGAGGCAATCCGCGAGCCATTAACCTCTGGGATAGCAACGCCAAAGCAGGTATTCCCAGCCAAGGTCTAATGCAGGTCATCCCTCCCACCTTCGCCGCGTATGCGGGACCGTACCGCTCGCGCGGAATCATGGACCCTTTGGCGAACATTTACGCAGCGGTCGCGTACGCCATTTCCAGGTATGGCCGAAGCATCGCCGCCGTCCTGGGGCACGGTCACGGTTACGCGGGCGGCGGCATTCTGCGCGAGCACGTCGTCGGCCTGGGGCTTCGCACGGGGCAGGCGTACCAATTCGGCGAGAATGCGCCGCGCGTGCCTGAGCTGTGGACGCCGCTCAACGGGCAGACGCCGAGCCCGCAGCCGTCGAAGCGCCACGCCGCCGTGATCAACGTCTATCCGCAGCAAGGCCAATCCGAGGTCGAGATCGCGGCGGCTGTGTCGCGCCGTCTCGCGTGGGCGACAGCAACGGGGAGGGCGTGATGATCCGCTACGCCTGCCTCGCCCTGCTCGTCGCGCTCGTCGCTGCGCTGATGGCCGTCATCGGCTGGGAGCTTGTGACCCGCCCCGCGCGGCTGTGGATCGTCGGCCTGTTCGTCGCCGGGGGGCTACTCGGCGTCGCGCTCGACCGCTGCCGCGCGCGATGCCCGCCGCGCGGCGCTGAGAGCGGCACAGACGAGCGCGCAGCTCGACACGCGCACGACGACACGCGACGCGCAGACGCGCGCTCAGCGACGCGCTCAGCGTCGCGCAGCACATCAACCGGAGGTAGTGATCATGGCGCTTAACCCGTTCATATCGAGCCCCGCCGCGCGAGCTGCGGCCGACGCCGTTTGCGCGCTTTGCAACGGCGGCACGATCAAGGTCTATTCAGGCACCCAGCCCGCGAACGCCGACGCCGCAGTCGCCGGGACGCTGCTCGTAACGCTCGGCTTCAGCGCGACCGCCTTTGGCGCTTCGACCGGCGCGGGCGTCGCGACTGCGAACGCCATCACCGCAGCGAACGCTGTGGCGAGCGCGACCGCGACATGGTTCCGCGCCTACAAGAGCGACGGCACCACAGCGGTATTCGACGGCAGCGTCGGCACGAGCGCCGCCGATCTCGTGCTGTCGAGCGTCGCGCTGACCAGCGGCGGGAATGTCGCCGTCTCGTCGCTGACCTACACGCAAACCCTCTAAGGGGCACCCATGCCACCGCGCAGGAGCAGGGCGGCACCCGCGCCGCAAGCGGCCAGCTCCGTTTCGACGTATTGCTGCCAGGGGGTCAACCTCTCCACCGGCACCTACGTGTTTAACGTGAGCGGCGCGACCAGCGCGGGCGACACGCTGCTAATGGAAATCCTGTGCAACCAAAACGGCTCCGCAGTCTCCAACGTCACCGACAGCAAGGGAAACAAATACACCCTCCTGGGCTCGTTCACGACCAACACCCCGAACCGTTACGCCTACTACTCGCCCGGCGCGACCGGGGGCAGCGGGGGCGGGCCGACCGCAGCTCTCACGACGAGCGACACCATCACGATCAGCGCAGCGTCCAAGGCGATGACCACGAACATAATCGCGGTGAACGTCAACGGCGCGGGGCCTATCGACGCGAGCACGTCGCAAGGCGTGCAAGGCGTCCTCAGCTCGACGCTCAGCCTCACGACGACCCAGGATCACGACCTGCTCGTCTCGCTTTCCGGCTGGCAGACCAGCGGCGGCGCGGGCTCGTGGACTGCGCCGTTTGTGCAGTCTGACCAGCAGACAAACAACTTTTCCTTTTCGGCCGCGTACCTGCTCGACGCGGGCACGGCGGGCAGCGAGTCCTGCACCTTCAACGTCGCCGTGGCCTGTAACGTCGGCCACTCGCTTTACGCATTCACCCAGGTGCAGGGCACGGGAGCCATTGCCGCGAAGAAGGCCAAGCTCGCCGGATCGGGCACCTATACCGCGCCGGTCACCGGCACGGGCGCGATAGCCGCCAAGAAGATCAAGCTCGCCGGATCGGGCACCTACACGTTCCCCGCCTTCACCGGATCGGGCGCATTCACCGCCAAGAAGATCAAGCTCGCGGGATTGGGCACGTTCGGCAGCGGGGTCGTCGGCACGGCGACATTCACGGCCAAGAAGATCAAGCTCGCCGGAACGGGCACCGTCAGCGCGCCCGCCGCCATCACCGGCACCGGCTCGTTTACCGCCAAGAAGATTCAGCTCGCGGGCTTCGGCGTGTTCCCGTATGTGCCGCCCGTCGTCGTCACGACGACCGCGCCGCTCACAGACACGAACCTGATCCCGGTCGTCTGGGGCGACACGAACCTCAACATTGGCGACCGGGGCGACGGCCTATATGCGCTGGTCACCGACGTAGAAGGCTGGTACGGAACGCCGCCGCTGAATGGCAACGACCTCACGCGGCTGCTCGCTGACGGCTCCGTGTGGGGCTCGAAGATCACCGCCGCGCGCGTCGTCGCGATAACCGGGGCGGCGATTGGGCCGCGCCCCGTTCTGCTCAGCTACGTGCGCGAGCTGGCAGCGCTCGCCGTTGACGACAGCACGAGCACTCTCGCCATTACCGAGGACGACGACACGAGCACCCCGCCCGTCCTGACCGCCGAGGTCCGCGCCGACAGCGACGCGCTCGTCATTGCGTGGCTGGGCCGCGAGGCGATCACCTGGCAGCTCACCCTCACCGCAGCCGACCCGCGCCTTTACGAGATCGGCACGCGCAGCATCGTGCTCACCCCAGCCGGGGGCGGCGGAACGGGGCGGACGTACCCGTTCACACTGCCGCGCGTCTATGCCGCCGCCGACATTCCCAACCAGGCGCAGCTCGACAATCCGGGCGAAGTCCCGACGCCCGTCCTGATCATTTACACCGGGCCGCTCGGCTCGTCGCAGCTCACAGACGGCACCAGCTCGATTTACCTTCAGGCGTTGCTCGCCGGGGAAACGGTCTACGTCCGAAGCGACACATTGGCGGCGAACGCTGAGGGCGGCGCGACGCGCGCCAGTTACGTGCTCGCCGGATCGCAGCCGTTGCTCGTGCCCGAGGGCGGCGCGAGCTGGGACCTGTACGCAACGGGCAGCGGGTCGGTCGAGCTGAATTGGGCGGGGGCGTGGGCGTGACGCTTCCCGAGTCGTGGACGTTCTGGGCCGACGCATCGGTGCCGCCCTATACGGCGATAGGCCCCGTGGACGTGCTGAGCTTTACCTGCTCTTGGGCATTGTCAGACTTCGGCGCGGGAGAAGCCGAGATCGCCGTCGAGCGGGGCGGGCTCAGCCGGAACGATCTCCTGGGTTTCTACCGCTGGCGGTTGTGGGCCTTCTACGGCGGCACCCCCGTATGGGCGGGACTGCCCACCGCGCTAACCGACGAGGGCGGCGCGTCGGTAAAGGTCGCGCTCGACGAGCTGCCCGCCTATCTCAACCGCAAGGTGTATGCGACGACTCACACCTATACCGGCGTCGAGCAGACGACGATTGCCGCCGATATCGCGAGCCGACTCGACAACATCGGCGTGCCCCGCGTGCTCGTGCCCGGCGCGGGCCGGAACCGGGATCGCACATACGACTACCTGGGACAAAACAACCGCGGGGACATGCTAAAGGAACTGGCCGGGGTCCAGAACGGGATCGAGTTTCGCGCCGAGTACGCCATGAGCGCGGGACGCCCCGGCTGCACGCTGAAGATCGCCTACCCGCGCGCCGGGGGCGCGACCGGGCTCGGGCTCGTGCTCCCTGGTGGCCCTGTGAGCGTCTCAGCGCAATGGACAAGCGATCTCATGCGGACGCGCACGTTTGAGGTAGGGGACCTGCCTAACAACGCTGCGAGCACCGCTCAGCGTCCCGTGGCGTATCTCGACGCTGAGCAGACCGGGCTGCCTGAGCTGGACGTGGCAACCGACCGCCCCGGCGTCGTGCTCACTTCGACGCTCAACGAATACGCCAGTTCCGACAGCTCGATTTACGGCAGCGCCGCGCTGGCGCTCACCGCGACAATGCCCGTATCCGATCCGGCGCTTGGCGACTATGGGGTCGGGGACGACGTTGCCGTGCAAATGGCCGACCCGCTTCTGCCCTCGGGAATCGCGACGACGGGGCGGCTCACCGCAATGCAGGCAGACGCCGGGGCGGGCACAGTCGCGTGGACTGTCGCGATAACCCAGCCCCCGCCAGCCCCGACGCATTCGCTCGCGCGCCGTCTGCGGCTGCTCGACCGTAACCAAAAAGGCGCGTTCCGTCGTTCGCTCGTGCCGCCGCCAGGAGGGATCAACCCATGACGACACCAACGGGCCTGCTGGAATGGGGCCAGTCGGGCAACTACAACGGGATAGACGACCGGGGCGTGATCACCGCCCTGGCACAAGGCTCGTCGCTCGGGATCATCGGCGCGCCGCCGACGCTGACCCCGCAGTCGGGGCTGACCATTTCGATTGGCCCGTGGCGCGCGCTCGTCAACTGCGGCGACGGGACGCTCGCGGTGATCGGGTCGCGCACCGCGCAGACGATCAACGAAACGGCGGGCGGCGGGTCGCAGCGCACCGACGTGATATGGGCCGACATCAACCCTGATGGCGGGTCGTGGACGGCGAGCATCGTCGCCTCGCCCGTTTCGCCAACGCGGACGGGCGTCGCGCTCGGAACGGTCACCGTTCCCGCTGGCGCGGGCACTGCGGCGGCGATGGCGTTCACCCCCGCCGTTTGCGCGGCGTCGGGAAGCTGGAGCACCTTCGACCCGACGACTCGCACGATCACCCAAACGACGCTGCACGACCTGAGCGCCACGCTGACCATTCCCGCGAACGACGCGCAGGTCGGGGACATTTACGAGGTCGAAGTCCACGGGCACGGCACCTGGCCCACGGGCACCGCGCAGTCGTTGACGCTTCAGCCGAACCAAGGCGGCAGCTCGGCCGGGGTGACTTACGCCGCCGCCTACCTCGGATCGGGCAACACGTTCCGATGCCATTACCTCGCGCGGCTGATCATTCTCTCGACCGGCCCGTCCGGCAGCTACACCTCGTGGCTGATTGGGGAGCTGACCGGGCAAGGGCTGCTCAACCCGGCCGGGGCGTCCAATCAGATGACCAGCGGAATGGTGCAGGGCCAGTACGCGGGCCAGCCCATCGACACGACCGTCGTCCAAACCCTGAAAATCCAAGGGCTGTGGGGCGGGGCCAACGGTACGATCAACGGCGACGTGACCCACCTTCGCAAGCGCGGAATCGGATTGGGGTGAGTCCGTGCCCGATTGGCGAGTCCGTGGCGGGCTGGTGATCATGGCGGCGGCGTGCCTCGCGGGCGCTGTTCTGATCCCGATAGTGCCCGACGCTGAGCGGAACGATATCCTCGCGGTCGGGCTGGGCCTGGGTGGGCTGGCAATGCTGATCGTGGCACTATGGCAGCGGAGCAACGGCACCAAGGGGTGACCCACATGCCAGATAGACCGCACCTGTTCGCGCGGCACCGCCGCGACGACGACGGCGACGACGAGCTGCGCGACTGGCAGGAACGGCGCGGGCGGTTCGCCGACTGCGACCCCGACACGCCCGACCGCCCGCAGATCATGCCCGTGCGCCGCCCCGACGATCCGCAGCGCGAGACTCACGCGCACGATCCCCGAGGGACGTACCGCGATGGCGATTAAACGGAAGTGGATGCCCTCGCCCAGCTACCACGGGCGCAACTACAACGGCGTTCGGATTATCGTCATCCACACCGCCGAGGGCGCGACGACGATTGAGTCGCTCGGCAACTTCTTCGCCAATGGGTCTAATCAGGTCAGTAGCCACTGCGGCGCAGACGACAAGAAGGACATTCTCGGCGAATACGTCACGCGGGGTAACGCGGCGTGGACCCAGGCGAATTTCAATAACGAGGCTGTGAGCCTGGAGCTGTGCGGGTTCGCGAAGTGGTCGCGCTCGACGTGGCTAAACCAGCATTCAAACATGCTCGACAACTGCGCCGCCTGGGTCAAGGAAGAATGCAATAAGGCCGGAATCCCTATCGACGCGCTTAACAACTCCCAGGCGCAGGGCAACGGGCACGGAGTCTGCGAGCATGTCAACCTCGGCTCGGGCGGCGGCGGGCACGTTGACTGCGGCGACGGGTTCCCGCTGGATGAGGTAATCAAGCGAGCCAAGGGCGGCGGCAGCAAGCCGAAGGAGCCCGATCAGGAGGAAGTCGTGCCGTTCTATCTGGCCGAGGTGCCGAATAGTCCCGTGTCACTGCCGCGCCAGCGCGGCGACAAGCTGCGCCGGGTGCGCCTGTTCTGCAACGTGGCGACCGTTGAGATCAAAGTGGACTTTATCGGCACCCCCGATAAGGCGACCGCTGAGCTGGTCACCGACTACGGGCTGGGGCCGCAGGGCGTGGACATTCCCGAGAATGTGAACGCGCTAGTCCTGCGGCGCGGCGACCCGCCCGACGAGGGCTATCCGCTCGTCTCAGTCGAGATACTCACGTAACCGCCGCCGCGCGGCTCTGTGCTCGACGCTGAGGCGCGCGCGCAGCTCGTCGCGTGCGATCAGTCGAGCGCGCGAGAGCGACGCTCAGCGACGCACACAGACGCGAGAGGCGGGGACGAGCCCGACGCCCGTCCCCGCCCCGCCCAAACGGCGCGGGATGCGTTAGCCGTCCGGGGGCTCGATCTCTTGCCGCTCGCGGGCATTCAGCTCGCGCGCGAGCTGAGAGCGAGAGGGCGCAGCGATCAGCACCCCATCGCGCCGCGCCCACAAGTAGCGGTAGTCAGGCCCCGATGCTGCGGTGACGAATGCCGAGCCAAACTCGTAACCGGGAAACGCCCGCGCCAGCGCCGCCACGTCATCCGAGACGACTTCGCCGTCGAGCGCAACCCACGGCATCGCCGTCACGTTATCGTCGCTCATACCGGCCCCAGCACCTTAGTTCCGACCTGGTGAAACAGGAACGTCCGGTGATACGCCGAGCAGTATTTGCGCTCGGTCGCATTCACGAGCGAGCCGGGGCCGTCGCTCGGGCAGATATCCAGGCCGGGGCTCACCTCATCGTCGCGGTACTCGACGCCGCCGCCGTTCTGCGGGTGCGGGGTGAAGTTCTGCCCGTGATCCGCGCCGCACTTTTCGAGCTTGATATCGCCAGCCTCGGAAGTGAAGCACCAGCTATGCGCGGACGCCAGCCATATCTGATTGGTGTCCTCGTCAACGCAGACGCGCCACGCGACGCTGATTGGCTCGGCGCGGGCGATCTGCCCCGCGTAGGGCTTCCGGTTCGGTCGCGCCGAAAGCGCCGAGCCTTTCCCCTTGCCGTCCTGTAGGAATGAGCAGGTGGTGTTTCGGCGCTCGGCTGCTGCCGAGGCGTGAGTCGCGCATCCAGTCGCGAGCACGGCGACGACTGCGGCGAGCGCAGCGACGGCCTTAGCGCGGGGGATCAAAGCTCAGCCCTTCCGCTTCCTTGTGCGCGGCCCAGCGCCGTCGCAGCTCCGCGCCGTAATAGATGTTCCCGCCCGTTTTCCCGCGCGGCCCGTCGCCTTTGGTCCGGTACGACAGCCCGTGCTCGTCGGCCCATTCGCGCAGCGCTGCGGTTTCCTGGGACGAGAGCCTTTCGCTGGTGATGCCCGGATTGGCGCGCCCTCGTGCTCGCGGGCGCGGCGCGTTGTCAGGACGACGCCCTACCTTCAGATAAGGGGCGAGCAAGGCGTCCAGCTCGACGGCGTGCTCGTCGCTCAGGTCAAGCTCGACGAGCTGGTCGCGAAGCATGATCCGCACCGTTTGCGTTGCGGGCGTCTCTAGCCCGCCGCCGAGATCGAGGTCGTCGATCAGGTGAACTACGGCAGCCATCACGTCTCTCCGTTCCCGCTTCGGCGGCTCAGCGCGTTTTCAAGTTCGCCCAGGTCGGCGGCCTTGATTCGCCCGCCGCCCGCGTGAACGGCAACGTACTTCACCGGCTCGCCGTTGCGCTCGACCTTGCTGATTGACCAGGCCGGATTATTGACCTTGATCCTTGCGAGCACCGCCGCTGGCGTCGTGCCCATACTGCCCTCCCATTGTTCGGTATGCTGTCAGTCAAGCGCAGTCTATGACAGCGCGTAACGATTAGTAACACGATTGGGGTTGATGGTGACAACTCCTGCCAGCGGGATGCT